GGTAATGTTGGGATTGGCACGAGTTCTCCTAGTGGTAGCTATGGTAAAAACCTACAGGTACACACAGCAGCAACAAGTGGTTCATCATTACAACTCACAGACGGAACAACAGGTGGTGGAGTTAATGATGGATTCCAATTAATTTGCACAAATGGTCTCGCATACCTTTGGAATCGTGAGACATCTGATATGGTGTTGGCTACCAGTAACACAGAACGTATGCGCCTCGACAGCAGCGGTAATTTGCTGGTGGGTAAGACTTCCAATAACTTCGCTCTAGCAGGTTCTATAATTCGATCTGGGGGTGAGGCTCTATTTACTAGAGCAGGTGATTTATTAACGCTGAACAGACTAACCTCTGACGGCACTGCTATATCTTTCCGCAAAAACGGCACCATTGTGGGGAGTATTGGTACTAATGGTGGTTACATTCATATTGGGTCAAGTGATGTAAACTTGCGCTTTCATGCTGGTGCCGATACTGTTCTTCCTGCTACTTCAGGTGGGGCTTCTAGAGATAATGCAATTGATATGGGAAGCAGTGGCGCAAGGTTCGACGACATCTACGCCACCAACGGCACTATCCAAACGTCAGACCGCAACGAGAAGCAAGACATCGAAGTCCTCACTGCTGCTGAAACTGCGGTAGCTGTAGCTTGCAAGGGTCTACTCCGTAAGTTTCGCTGGATTGATAGTGTAACTGAGAAGGGTGATGACGCCCGTATCCACTTCGGTATTATCGCACAGGACTTGCAGGATGCTTTCACTGCTGAAGGCTTAGACGCTGGTCGTTACGCCATGTTCATCTCTAGCACATGGTGGGAAACACAGACTGACGTACCTGCTGTTGAGGCTGTAGATGAAGTCTTGGATGAAGACGGTAAAGTAGTAACTGAGGCTGTAGAAGCCAAGGATGCTTACACCCGCACAGACACATTCGATACTCTAGCTGAAGCCCCAGAGGGTGCTACTGAACGTACCCGCCTTGGTGTTCGTTACCCTGAGTTACTCGCATTTATTATAGCTGCAATATAAGGAGCCTAACAATGGCAATCACATACACATGGACTATCGCTAACTGCGAACACGACATCGCAACTGGCGGCATTAACGTAGTACACTGGCGCTGCTCTGGCGTCGATGGGGACCACACAGCGTCATCATACGGCACTGTAGGTCTAACACCTGACCCATCTGAGTCTGACTTCACGGCTTACGCTGACGTAACGGAAGCTATGGCTCAGACTTGGGTCTGGGAGAATGTATCACAGGATGATACAGAAGCGGCCATTGCTGCGAAGATTGACACAATGGCAAATCCAACTGAAGCCTCTGGAACACCTTGGGCTGTTTAACCTAAACTGAAAGGAGATCGCTATGACTGAAGACAAAAAGGTTATTACGATTGACGACATCGAGTACACTGAGGATCAACTGTCTGATGCGGCGAAGGTTTGCATCAACCACATTAACTCTCTGGATCAGAAGATTGGTTCGGCCAACTTCAACCTGACGCAGCTACAGGGGGGCCGTGAGTTCTTTATGGCGCGACTGAAGTCTGCGCTGGCTGAAACTGAAGCTGAAGCTGAGTAGAAAACAAGGCAACGGGGCGGAACAAACCGCCCTGTTGTCGCTTTACATTTTTTTGTGCTATAGTCGCGGCAACTTAACGCCTTGAGGTCTTGATGACACTTATTCCGCTCGACATTCCCGCTGGCGTTTACCGCAACGGCACAGACCTGCAATCACAAGGCCGCTGGCGCGATGCCAACCTTGTGCGTTGGATTGATGGCACAATGCGACCTCTGGGCGGTTGGCGTGAGCGGTCTGAAAACGCTGCTGATGCTAAAATACGCGGTATGCTTTCGTGGTCCGACAATAGCAATAACCGTTGGATTGCAGGCGGAACTTACAACAAACTTTACATTTGGAGCCAGACTGGCGTTCGATACGATATTACCCCGGCTGGCTTTACAGCAGGCATAGAAGACGCAGTAGCCTTTACTGGCTACGGCGGCAGCTTTTACGGCAGCTATGGCTACGGTGTTGCTCGACCTGACACAGTTCGCATTCAGCCAGCTACATCTTGGTCACTAGACACTTGGGGCGAAAACCTCGTTGGATGTACGGAAGATGACGGCAAGATTTACGAGTGGGCATTGGCAACTGGCACACCTGCTGCCGTCGTAGCCAACGCACCTGTAGATAATAGATCACTTGTAGTTACTGCTGAGCGCTTCCTGTTTGCGCTTGGTGCTGGCGGCAATCCACGCTTGGTCCAATGGTCTGACCGTGAAGATAATACAACATGGACACCAGCGGCAACCAACGAGGCTGGTGACCTTGAGTTAGAAACCAGCGGTCAAGTTATGAAGGGCGTTCGTGTCCGTGGCCAGACGCTAATCCTGACTAGCACAGACGCACACGCAGCAAACTACATCGGCCCACCCTACGTTTATGGTATTGAGCGTGTTGGTGCGTCGTGTGGATTAGTCGCAAAAGAGGCTGTGGCTGTTGTTGATGCAGGTGCGTTTTGGATGGGCGCACACGCGTTCTACGCTTACACTGGCGGCGCTGTGCAGGAAATTCAGTCTGACGTATCAGACTACGTGTTTAACGACATGAACAGAGCGCAAATCAGTAAAGCGTTTGCCGTAACAAACAGCAACTTTGGTGAAATCTTCTGGTTTTACCCGTCAGGCAGCGCAACGGAAAATGACCGCTACGCAGCCTACAACTATATTGAAAACACTTGGTACACTGGCGATCTAGCGAGAACTGCTGGCGTTGACCGTGGTGCCTTCCGCCAACCTCTTTGGGCCAGCGCGGATGACTTTAAAATTTACGAGCATGAAATTGGCTTCAATTACGGCAACCTTACGCCGTTTGCGGAAAGCGGACCAATCATGCTTGGGTCTGGCAATGTAGTGGCATCTGTTGTTGAAATGATACCAGATGAGAAAACGCAAGGTGACGTAAGTGTTACCTTTAAGACGCGGTTCTACCCCAATGGCACTGAGCGTGATTACGGGCCATTCGATATGTCATTGCCAACGTCTATGCGATTTACCGGGCGACAGGTTCGCTTGCGTATTGACGGCGAAACGCTTGGCGACTGGCGCGTAGGCATTAACAGACTTGACGTTGTTGCTGGTGGTCGTAGATGACGCAGCAGCACCGCGCACCTGAACCATATGGCGATGACTGGAGAACTTGGGGTCGTCGTATGATGCAGCACCTCAGTCAGGTGCGGTCAGCCTTGGTTCAGCAAACTGGCGGGGAAAGCGCGGCAGACGATGGCACACTAATGTGGGATCGTGAGAACCTGTGGCCTGTGGTTTCAAGGTCTGGCGTCTGGCGTCAGATTGTTTTGGCTAACGGCGTGGCTCACCTTGAGATTACATCTGACGTAACAGCAGCGTCGGCCAATACTGCTTATCCGCTGACATTTGCAATAATGGCGGGCAGTGTTGGTGTTACGCTAGGCACTCCAGCGTCTCGTATTGTTTTTGCTGAGGGCGGCGCGTACACACTGAGCTTTACGGCTCAAACGCATTCGTCGTCTGGCTCTACAGTCAACTTCTGGTTCTGGCCAAGGTTGAACGGAGTAGACATTGTTGATAGCGCGATGCAAAACACGCTACATCAAAACAACGCAACAATGATTGTATCTCGCACGCAAATCTTCAACGTAAATGCTGGGGATTACCTTGAAGCGTATTGGGCCACAGACAGCACTAATGGCAGCTTGCAGCACCACGCGGCCAACGCATTTGCGCCAGCTACACCTGCGGCTACGCTGGCTATATCTAGGGTGAACGCATGAACGAGATTGATCGTTGCAAGCCTTGGATTGAAGCTGCACTTGAGTACAGCGGCGGCACACATGACTTCGATGATATTGTTGAAGGATTGCATAAAGGTGTGTTACAGCTTTGGCCAACGCCAAGGGGGTGCATCGTCACAGAAATCGTGATATACCCGAAGAAATCGGTGTTAAACGTATTTCTGGGTGGCGGTGAGCTGGATCAAATTATGGATATGCACGAAGACGTGATAGACTGGGCAAAAGCACAAGGTTGCAGCGCTCTAACAATGTCTGGCCGTTTTGGCTGGAAGAAACCATTAAAGGCACACGGCTGGTCAGCCCAGCACGCCTCATACATTAAGGAGTTCGAGTAATGTCAGGCGGAAAAGGCGGCTCAAGCACAAACGAAGTCACGATCCCAGAATACATTGAGGCTGCCGCACAGCGTAACCTCAATAAAGCTGAACGTATTTCGAAGATTGGTTACACGCCATACTATGGCCCAGATGTGGCGGCGTTTACGCCGATGCAGCAGGCGGCATTCCAGAACACAGCAGATACTGCTGGCGCATTTGGCATGGCTGCCCCAACAAGCCAGCAAGACATTATGGGCGGCATGGCAGCTCCGACGACATATGCAAACGGCGTTCAGGGTTACTCATCTGCGCCAATGTACGAGGAATCACTTGCCGAGCTTGGCAGGCAGCGTCCCGGTCAGAAAGCGTACATTGACAGCTTCTTTATTGACCCATTTACGGGCGGTGCAGGTTCTAACAACTTTGCTCCGATTGACTACACGCAATATGGAACAATGGCACAAGATGCTCGCAACCAAGGTGACACGAACCGAGCGAATGATTTGGCAATTGCACGAGCAAGCGCAGGTCCGAGTTCGGTTTACTACGATTACAATAACGAGACCTACAACACTAGCAATCCAGCCAATACTTACATTACAAATCCGGGGGCTGGAATTACAGACACATCCCCAGCAAGCACTATTGGCGGCATAGGCAGTGACGTAAGCGAAGCTGTTATTAGCAACACAATTGGGTTGTTTAATCCAACGTATAGAACGGGCATGATAAACAATCCTATTGCAAACCCCAGTGTCTCTGAGATGATTGAGGCTGCGCCAACCGGAATGGATTACAGCCCTACAACTGGAGGCTATGTCGCAAGTACACCTAGCGCGCCTGTATCGTCATCCCCCCGACCTCCGACAAAGGGCAAAATGCAAACAAATGGCGGGTTCACTGGCCTCAAGGATATGTTTGACGGCGGCGGTGCTGGTACAAGCGGTGACACACATAAAGACGCAGCTGGTAATGATAAAATTCTTTGCTGCGCTTACTACAATCTTGGCTATCTTCCCCGCGACATCTGGCGTCTTGACCAGCGTTATGGCGTTTGGTTGCACCGTAATGATCCAAAACTTATGAGTGGTTATTTGGCGTGGGCAAAACCTCTTGCTGAATACGTGCAAAAAGACACCCTCATGGCTAGAACCGTTAGAGCTGTTATGCGTCCAATCGTGGTCTGCTGGGCAAAGGAAATGGCTCACAACATGAAGCCAGAAAAGTACAAGCCGAACTACGCCGGCAAACTGATTAAATTTATTGGCGAACCATTTAGCCGCATGTGCGGCAAACTGAAGTCTCGCAAGATTGAGGAGATGGTATAATGGCGGGTTCAGGATCAGGCTTTAATCCAGTAGTAGGCCCAATGTCGTCTCAAGCGGCAGCGGGTGGCATTAACAATGCGCAACCCGGCATTTCGGCTATGGGCAGTGCAGGTAAAGGCGGCGCAAGCCTCAACCCAATCCCCTATGCTAACTACGACTTGGGTTCTAATGTTTCAGGAGTGTTGCCTGGCCCTCCTATATCTAACTTTAATCCTCAACAGTTTGGAGAAATTAGTGCTGTCGTGCCACCTAATGCGCAACCCGGCATTCCGCCGCTTGGCGATATTAGGCCAGACGTAATCAACCCGCGAGTCGGTTTTGAGCCAGCTCCTATTGAGGGAGCAGGCGGATTTACGCCGTCTTTTTCTGATGCAGGTAAAGGCGGCGCAAGCCTCGACCCAATCCCCTATGCTAACTACGACTTGGGTTCTAATGTTTCGGGGGTTCTGCCTAACACTCAACCTCAAGGTGGAACATTTAATGCTGTCGCGCCACCTAATGCGCAATCTCCACAGTACGCACCAATGGCCCCACAGAGCGGCTTTAATGTGAACCAAGCATCTGCTGCGGGCAGTGCAAGTGATCTTATGAACATGATGGGCGGCGGTCCACAGCCAACGTCATCTAATGCGCAATCTGTGCAGGGTACGCAGCAGACACCAATGGCCCGACAGAGCGGCTTTAATGTGAACCAAGCATCTGCTGGCGCGCTTCAGCAGTCTCTTCAGGGTACGCAGCAGGCAATGGGTTATCAGCCGGGCAACATCGCAGCGGCGCAGTATCGCCCAGCGGAGCTTGGCGCTGCTGGCCAAGTCGCTGGTGCTGATTTAGGTGCCTACACCAACCCATACGAAGATCAAGTTGTTCAGCAGTCTCTGCGTGACCTTAGTGGTGCGCAGGAGAAATCGCTAAACCAGATGGGTGCGCAGGCAACGGCAGCCAATGCTTTCGGCGGGTCACGTCAGGGTATTGCTGAAGCTGAAACACGCAAAGCATACGGCGACCAAGCTACAAACATGGTTACTGGGCTTCGTTCTTCTGGGTTTCAAAATGCGCAGAACCTTGCAGGTCAAGATATTGCGCGTCAAATGCAAGTTAATGCTGCAAACCAAGCTGCTCGCAATCAGGCTGGCCAGTTTAACGTCGGCAACATTATGAACGCGCAGCAGCAAAACATTGCCAACCAAATGTCAGGCAATCAGGCGCGTCTTGGCGCAGCAGCACAGCTTGGCGGACTTGGGCAGCAAGCATTCAACACTGGCCAAACAATTCAGCAGAACCAAGCGCAGCAGGGTCTTATGCAGCAGGGCTTGCAGCAAGCACTTATCGACGCAGCACGCGGCCAATATGCAGGCTATACAGGTGCGCCAAATCAAGCACTATCAGCACCGCTGGCTGCACTTGGCGTTACGCCAACGCCGCAGTCAACTACAAGCAGCAGACAGCCGGGCCTGTTTGATTACCTTAGCTTGGGTGCAACAGCAGCCGGAGCTTCTGACGCTCGCTTGAAAACTGACGTTACACCCGCTGGCAATATTGGCGGCTTCAACTTCTATAATTGGAAGTGGAATGACGAGGGCAAGCGGATTGCTGATCCAAAGCAACCGACTTATGGCGTTATGGCTGACGAGGTTCAGGCAACGCATCCGCACTTGGTTAAGCGTGGCAAAGATGGCTACCTTCGCGTAAACTATCGTGAGCTAATGGGTGAGATAGCTTAATGAATATTAATGACCGGGAACTTCTAGCTAGAACCCTGCAAGCCGAAGCTGGCAATCAAGGCTTTGGTGGCATGATGGCTGCTGGCTCGGTCATTATGAATCGCACCAACGCTGCTGGCTATGGCAATGGCCTTCGTGGCGTTATCCTCAAGCCGGGTCAATTCTCGGCATGGAATAGCGCAACGGGTTATGCGGGTGGCGAGCAAGGTCAGGATATGGCCAACATGCGGGCGAGCGATGACGCCTATAAAGCGGCAGACGCGCTCATTACTGGCGGCTACGAAGACAAGACTGGCGGCGCAACCCACTACTACAATCCGTCATTTTCCAACCCAGACTGGGGGCGTGATAAGGCTGGCGGTGACTGGAAGCAGATTGGCGACCATGTTTTTGGGTTTGCCGACGCAGACAAAAAGCCAAACCCCAATCAGGCTATTGCCGACGACACTATGCGTGCGCTTGGCAAGTCACCCAAGGGCATACTCGCGCCGACACAGACATCCGAAACGGAGACTAAACCGATGATGCAACAGCAAAAGCCACGCGGCTTACTTGAAAGACTCGGCGTACAAAAAATGGAAGAAGGCGCGGAAGGCGAAGCCGGACAGCGCTTTTATAACCGTGAGAGCTTTGGCGATACTCTTGCCAACCTAGCCCCAGCATTGGGTAGAATGGGTGTAATGGGGCTTGATGTGCCAGCTCAAGCAATGGCTAATAGCCGCCGTGAAGACAAGCTTGCAAAAGCAGCAACAGAAAAAGCCAAAGCGCAGGACAATGCTACTGGGCAATGGCTTATTAGAAATGGGTTTAAGGCAATTGGTGAAGGAGTACTCAAAGGTGAGCTTTCGGGTGCTGCTGGCCTGCAAATGTCTCGGACGGCAACGCCTAAGACGACCGGCGCTGAGGACAAAATCGCACGCCTTGTATCAACGGGTGTGCCGCAAAACATTGCGACCGGAATGGTCGATGGAAGGCTTGTTGCAAAGCAAGACCCGGTTACTGGCGATACATTTGTGTTTGACATAGCAACGGGTCAAAAAGTATTCGGCTCAACTGGGGCGACGAACAATGACGCACAAGTAGCGCAGCCTGATGTAGTTGAAGGCTCACTTACTGGGCTGGACCCGACAAAAGCTACAGGTTTTACTGGTTACGCAAATAGCTGGCTGAATGTTGCAGCGGATGCGTTTGGCTTAAACCTTCCCGCTCCCAAAGCTGCGGAAGCTTCTTCGGCAATGAGGTCATTAGCCACCAGAACCATAGCATTAGCGGACACTGAGTTTGCCGGAAAACCGACTAATTTCCTTCGAGAAAGAGTTGAGCAAAACTTTTCAATCAATCCAGACCAATTTAAAATGGGTCCGAGGATGGCGCTTAAAAGGTCTAATGTAATCATCAATATGCTTCAGGAAACTGTAGATGGTGCAAAATCAGTAATAAGCGGAGGTACTGCCACAGCTGATGCTAAAAAATCAGCGATGAACAGTTTACCTAAAGCCGAAGCCCTGCTGAGGGATTACATATCTCTAAGGGAGTCACTAAACCAAAACTTGGGGAATAGCGGCGGAGCAGTACAGGTTTCTCCAGACGTGCAGGAGCTATACAAGCAGTACACATCTCCAGCAAAGGAACAATAACAATGGTCGATATTACCTTTGAGGGTGCGTTGCAGGCCATGAAGGCTGCCCACGACGCTGGCAACATTGAAGGTGCGCGAAAGTTAGCAATGCTTGCGCAGTCTCTTGAAGGCCAAGCAGCAGCTCAACCCGAAGACGACGACGCTGGACTTATGGGGCAGGTAAATCGCAGCATTGCTGAGGGGCTTGGTGGGCTTGTTGATTTCGTCAACCCGTTTGACGAACAAATGGGGTCAGCAAAAGTTGGGATGACCAATCTAATGGAGGCTGGTGGTGTAAATGTATCCGACGAAGCCCCAGAGGGATTTCTTGAAAATGTTGCATCCGGCGTTGGCTTAGGCGCATCTGCGCTAATACCAGTCGGCGCAGGCGCAAAAGCACTTCAGGGTGTTAGCGGCTTGGTTGGACAAGTTGCCCGCACAGTCGCACCTCAACTTATGACAACTGGCGGAACCGCCGCAGAGCTTGCCGCAGCCGCTGGATCAAGCGCTGCATCTGGTGGTGCGCGTGAGGCTGGATACAGCCCGACAGTCCAACAGCTTGCTGGTTTGGCAGGCGGTTTTGCTGCGCCATTAACAGGGCTTGCAGCATCTAAAACTGGTCAAGTAGTCACCAAGTTGCCTGCGGTTAATCTTGCGGCAAAAGGCATAACAAAAGCTGTAGCTCCATTTACTAAAACTGGCGCACGGCAAATTGCTATAGATCGAATGCAAGGTTTAGCTGGTGGGCAGCAGCGAGCTTTGGAATTAGCTGACCGATCAGAAGCGTCAGGAAATGTGTTAGGCTTGTCCCCTGCTCAACGAACTGGTGATGAGGGTTTAATCTCCCTTGAGCGGGCCGTGATGAAAAATGACCCAAAAGTTTCAGACCGCATTACAAAACAGATGTTTGAAGCTGATGATGCTGTGCGAGGAGAGATTCAATCAGGCGGAAATGTACGCGATACTCAGGCATTTGTAGCCCAGCGCCAAGCTGACTTTGGCAAGAAAATTGACGAATACATTGGCGCGGCTGAAGCATCTGCTCAAAAGAAAATACCGTCTGCAAGCTCAGACCCGATGCAGGCCAGCAACATTGTTGCGAATGAACTTCGCCGCGCTCAAAAGCTGGCCAAGGAGCAGCAGAAAATACTTTGGAACAAAATTCCAAAAGCCGCAGAAGTAGACATGTCTGGCGTCCGAGAAACGGCCAAATCGTTAATGGACAACTTAAATGTTTACAATCAAGGCGATGTTCCGAGCGAGGTTGCAACCTTCCTAAAGGCAACAGAAGCATCGCCAATCCAGAAGATCGGAGAAATGAACACGCTGTCTTCCAAGTTGCGTGAGGCTGCAAGAAACGCAATGTCAGGTGAGACCATTAAGGCAAACACGGCAAGAATTGCTAACGAGGTAGCCGACTCAATTGACGCAAGCTTTGACCGCATCGGGCCGAATAATGAGCTAAATTCCTTAATCGTTGACGCTCGCGCATTTACCCGCGAAATGAATAAGAAATTCTCGCAGGGTACGGTTGGACGGCTGTTGAAGCGCGGTTCTCGCGGCGACGACAGGATTGATCCGGAGCTTACACTTCAGAAGACTATGGGTCAGGGCGGAGATCAGGCAATTGTTGCCGAGCAGGATATATCAGCGGCTTTGCGCGGTGAGACTGGAGCTGGCGAAGTTAAGAACGCCACGGCGGACTTCCTACGCAGCCAATTCAAGAGAAAAGTATTCTCAGGTGAGAGGTACAGCGAAACATCTGCTGTAAATTTTGTTAATGACAACAAGGCGCTTTTGGACAAATTCCCAGAGGTTAAGGCTGAAGTGCAGGCTTCAATCAGCTCCCAATCAGATTTGGTTTCTCAGTCGGCAAGAGCAAAAGCACTTACTTCAGATGTTACATCTGGAACCTCGGCATCGTTTGCCGCGAGCAAAGCGGACAAGGCTCTTGACGCCGTAATGAACTCAAAATCTCCTGCCAAAGCAATGTCGAACCTTGTTGCAACGGCGAAAAAAGACAAGACAGGTAAGGCTATGGAGGGCTTGAAAAGCGCGGTTGGGGATAAACTTTTATCTAATGTCACTAGGGTTCTGGACAAAACTCGCGGCGGGGGTATTGCGGGAGCGCCTCAAGTAGAAACAGGCGGGTTGAGTTTGTCTCGGCAATTAGCAGACGATGACTTCACTAAAATTTTGTCCCAAGTCTACTCCAAGTCAGAGCTTAATAAGCTAAAAGTTATGGCAAAAGAGCTTGAAAACATTGACCGTGCAAGACTGTCAGCCGATACCGGTTCAGGCTTGGACGCCATAAAGCCAAATGCGCTTATATCCACCTTAGCAAGGGTTATTGGCGCTAAGGCTGGTGCAAAAATAGCTCAAGGAACCTTTAAGGGCGACATTCAAACACCAGCAATTTTCTCCGCAAGGCTTCAGAGCATAGTTGGTCGATTGACCAATGATAAGGCAGCGGCGCTAATTAAAAGAGCTATTGAAGATAACGAATTATTCAAGGACTTACTTCGCGGCGTAAAGTCCCCCAAAGACCTTGATCGAATGGAAAAAACATTAGCACCTTACCTTACTGGTGCGGTTGCCGGACAGCTTGAAGAGCAGGAGCAATAATGGAACTTAAACCCAAATCAGATAGCGAAGTCGAAAGCATTGTCCAAGACGCAATCTCCGACGCTGTGGACTTCATTGAAGGCGAAATTAGCCATGACCGGATTAAGGCGCAACGCTATTATGATGGCGAGGTTGACCTTGGCCATGAGGATGGACGCAGCAAAGTTGTAGCCACAAAGGTACGGGATACCGTACGTGCAGTGAAGCCAAGCTTAATGCGTATTTTCCTTAGCACAGCCAAACCTGTTGAGTACACGCCAAACGGTCCAGAAGATGTGGCAATGGCAGAGCAGGCCACTGAGTTTATGCACCATGAGTTTACCCGCCTAAACGGGTATCGCGTGATGAATGACGCCTTTCAAGACGCCCTTGTTAAGAAACAAGGGATCGTGAAAGCCTACTGGATGACGTACCCAGAGGCTGAGATTTACACGTTCACAGACCTGTCAGACGATGAGTACACGTATCTTGTTGATGACGATGATGTGACCGTGATTGAGCATACAGTTGTATATACGGCTGAGATTGACGAAATGGGCATGGAAGTTGAAATGCCTGTACACAGCACAAAGATTAGCCGTCAAAAGGAAAAAGGCGAGCTTTGCATTGAAAGCGTGCCGCCAGAAGAGTTTTTCATTAACCGTGATGCTCGAAGCCTTGCCGACGCCTACGTTGTAGCCCATCGCACAGACATGCGTGCTGGCGATTTGATTGCTATGGGCTACGACCCAGAGGTTGTCATAAACTTGGACAACTTTGAGGACGGGTCTGACATTACGCAGGCCGAGGTGTTCGAGCGCCAAGGCTACGGAGCGGATACATCAGACGAGGATGAGCAAGACCCGTCTATGCGTAATGTTGCCGTGACAGAAGCTTATATGCGCATTGACGTAGACGGCACTGGCATTCCTGTTTTGCACAAGATTACTTGCGGCGGCACAGCATACGAAATGCTTGATTTTGAGCCATGCGATGAGCTGCCATTTGCCAAGTTTGAGATTGACCCAGAGCCACACGCATTCTACGGTCAATCACTTGCTGAAATTGTCATGGACGATCAGGACGCAGCTACGTCTGTGCTGCGCTCAATCCTCGACAACGTGGCAATGACAAACAATCCTCGCTTGGGCATTGTTGAAGGCGCAGTCAATATTGACGATGTGCTAAACAACGAAATTGGTGCAATCGTTCGTATGCGCCAGCCCGGCTCAGTGCAGGAATTGTCAGTACCATTTACTGCGGGCCAGACACTTGGTGCGCTGACTTACCTTGATGGCTTGGTAGAGACCAAAACAGGCGTTTCCAGAGCATCTATGGGCCTTGACCCAGCAGCTATGCAGTCAACAACCAAAGCAGCCGTACAGGCCACTGTACAGTCTGCTGCGGGCCAAGTTGAGGTTATGGTCCGTAACCTTGCAGACGGTATGCGTGACCTATTTGGCATTATGCTTCGCCTTTACAGCAAGAACGTAGACGAAGAGCAAATGATGCGAATGAATGGTTCATTCGTGCCGGTTGATCCTCGCGTGTGGGATTCCTCATACGACGTAAGCATTAACGTCGGACTAGGCACTGGCCGTGAAGAAGAAAAGATGATGGCTCTAAACCAAGCGCTGCAAATGCAGACTATGGTTTATCAGACATACGGCCCGCAGAATGGTTTGGTCAGCATGACCAACATTCGCAACACATTGGCTGACCAGTTGGCTGTTGCTGGCATACGCAATGCTGACCGTTACTTTGCGCCAATTACGCCAGAGATTGAAATGCAGATGTTGCAGATGCAGCAGCAGGCTCAACAAGCTCAGGGTCAACCAGCCGATCCAAACACAGCGTTCTTGCAGGCCGAACAAATGAAGGTCCAAGGCAAGATGCAGTCTGACATGGCTAAATTGCAGCTTGAGGCGCAAAAGGCTGCGGCTGAGGATGACCTAAAGCGTGACCAGATGGCGCAAGACTTGCTGGTGGATGCGGCAAAGGTTTACGGCGAATACGGCACTGCCGTTGACGTAGCCCGTGTGCAGGCCGAGCAGGATAAAGTCCGCATGATTGGCGGAATGGCCCAAGGGGTGCCACAGCAATGACAACAGGAATACGCATAAAAGCAGACGAAGCGCGGCGGCTAAAGACTGACACCTCGTTTCTGTCGTTTATGCAAGAGGTTCGTGATGACCAGATAAAGGTCTTCACAGACAGCGCTGCCTCTGACGTAGAGGCACGCGAAGCGGCGCATGGAATAATCTGTGCGCTAAACCTGATCGAAATGAAACTCGACGCCGCGACGACGGCAGAGACATTTTTAGATCGCAAGCAAAGGAAGTAGCACCGTGGAAACGACTACCCTAGAACAAGCGGCTGAGAGCCTGCTATCGACCTCCGAAGCTCCTGAAGCATCGGATAATCTGAGTGACGCTGTTGACTTGATCACTGAGCCTGAAGACGACGGTCCAAGCAATGAGATTGAAGCATCAGAAGAGTATTCAGATGACGTTGAGGCGTCCGACGATTACGATGACGACCAAATTGACGATGAAGACTCAGTAGAAGTTGAAGACGCTCAACCCAACCTCATCCCCGTTAAAGTTGACGGCAAAGATGAACACTGGACACTTGAGCAGCTAAAACAGTCTGCTGCGGGTCAAGCGGCAATCAGCAAGCGGTTTCAAGAAGCTGCGGAGGCGCGAAAGCAAATCCAACAGCAGGCCGCCGAGCTGCAACAACGGCAACAGCAAGTCTTGCAGTTGTACCAGCAAGCGCAAAATGGCGTTACTGCCCCAATCCCACCGTCCCGCGAGCTATTTGAAAGTGACCCAATCGGGTACATGGAAGAAAAGCTCAAATATGACGAGGCTAAGGCGGGTCACGACCAGCAAATGTACCAAGTTCAACAAATGCAGCAACAGCAATCACAGCAGCAACAGCAAGCGCACACGTCGTATCTGCAAGAGCAAGCTGAGATTTTGAAGCAGCATATACCTGAGATTGCCGACCCAGAACGGGGCGAACAATTAAAGGGTGATTTGATGCAAGTGGGCATGGACTACGGCTTTACCGCCGAGGAAATGGCTGGTGTGTCAGACGCACGTTATGTGCGGGCATTGAACGACGCTCGTAAGTACCGGGCATTGGTAGCAAAGCGCGGAAAGACACAGCAGAAAGGCCAAAACGCCCGTCCTGTTGTTAAAGCTGGTGCAAAGAAAACTGCGGACAGCAAAGCCAACACTCGCAAAAAAGCGCAACAGCGCTTGCAGAAATCAGGCTCAATCAATGACGCATTGAGCTTGATGCTTAACTCCTAAGTCTTTGAAAGGACTAAACAAATGGCACAGCCAACAAATACATTCGATACATACGATGCCGTAGGCATTCGTGAAGACCTCAGTGACATGATCTACAACGTAGATCCGTCTGATACTCCGTTTTACTCAAAGTCGAGCAAAACCAAAGCAAAGAACACTCTCGTTGAGTGGCAAACTCAGGCATTGCGCGCTTCTGCCGTAAATGCTCACGTTGAAGGCGATGCAACATCTGCCGATGCAGTTACTCCAACTGTACGTCTCGGCGCACGCACACAGATTTTCAAAAATGCTGTGGTCGTTTCCGATACGGATGAAGCAGTTGACAATGCAGGTCGCGCCAAGGAATTGGCCTACCAAACATTGCTCATCGCTAAAGAGCAAAAATTAGACATAGAAAAAGCTCTTTTTGCAAACCAAGGCAACGTAGTTGGAAGCAACTCAGTTGCTCGTAAAACTGGTGGTGTACCATCATGGTTGATTACTAACGTAAACTTCCAGTCTGGTTCTTCAGGCGCAAACCCAACTGGCGACGGTACAAACGCCCGTACCGACGACACTTCTCCAACTGCATTCTCGCAGGCCAAGTTTGACGACGTTATGCAGTCAATCTGGGAAGAAGGCGGCAAGCCAGATACAGTGTACTTGTCTGCATTCCAAATGAATGTAGCTCTGGGCTTCACTGGTAACAACAATCAGCGTTCTGCCGTACAGGCTGGCGATGAGACTGTTGTTAAATCTCTTGCGGTGTATGTCACTCCGTGGGGTACAGTTGAGTTTATGCCAAGCCGCGAGAACCGTTCACGCGACGTGTTTATTTTGCAGGACAACATGTGGGAATGCGCAGTATTGCGTGGAACCAAGAATGTTGCACTTGCGAAAAATGGCGACAACACTACTCGTCAGGTCACAACCGAATTGGCTCTTTGCTCAAAGAACGAAAAAGCAAACGGCGCAATTTACGACAACACAACTTCGTAATACATTGAATAGAGGGGCGGCTTGTCGCCCCTCTAACTTCATTAAAGGAAACGACATGAAAAAAGTTTTAGTTGTGGGTTTTAAAGTACACACGTCTATTGGCAAGTTGGTGCAAGGTGACACGGCAGAGCTTCCTAATCCAGAGGTTCAAACCTTGATGCGCGTTCGTCCAGATGCACTGAAGGTACTAGGAGACGTTAAGCCAGCTCCGGCTCCCGCACCCACTAAGCGTGCCAAGAGCAAATAAGACATGGCAAAGATTTCAGAAAAGATTAGCTTTGAGCATGACCACATGGTCATCAAGCAGCGCCACGACGTAAGCCAAGCGCTAAAAGATGCGCGAATGGCTAGGGACGCTGGAATAGGCATGTCTGGAGAAAACCGAATTGTTGGTTTTTTGCAGCCAGCCATAATTGGTGCTTGGCTGAAAGAAGCAGGCGTGGCGTGGTCTGATACAGAAGCCGCTAAAGAGGTTGTCCAGAAAAAGATAATTTCCGGAGAGTTTGACAAGTTCCGTGTTTGGGGAGGTACTTACTAATGGAAATGGATTCACTATGGAACACTGGCCTGACAGCAGTAATTGCCTTTGTCGTGTGGTGGATCAAATCTCAAAAGGAAGAGCTTGACCGAGTGCGTATTTTATTAAACAGAACTCGCGAAGAAATGGCCAAAGAATACGTCACAAAGGCTGACAGCTCTGCCGTGATGAGCCAAATCGTTGCCAAGTTTGACCGTATTGAGGAGAAAATAGACCGATTGATGGAGCGGTGAGCCATGTCAATTCTGGCCACCATTTCAGCAGCAAACGCGGCCTACTCTGTCATAAAAAAGTGTTTGGAGAATGGTTCTGAGATCAATGGACTTATTGGTCAGGTTGGCAAATTCCTCACCGCAGAAGACGAGCTTAAAGAGGCGGTTAAGCGCAAGAAAAGCTCCCCGATAACGGCTATAACGGGCGGTGCCGAGGGTGATTGGGAAGAGTTCCAAGCACTCGAAGACCTAAAAGAAAAAAGACTTGAGCTTGAAAGCTGGTGCAGACTATATGGGCCACCCGGCACTTGGGATCGTTGGCAGCAATATCAGGCCGAGGCGCGCAAGGCTCGACGTGCAGCGCAGAAGCAAAAAGAAAAAGAGCGTGAAGAGCTGATGCAGGCTATAGCTTGGTCATTTAGTGGGCTGGCCAGTGTCGGTGGCATTGGCGCACTTATATACTTCTTGGGCCGATATATGGAGCGTTGGTGATGTGGGTTCTTGTCTGGATGCAGCTAACGGCTGTCGTTACGCACTTTGAGATTGGGCAGTACGCCTCTGAGAATGATTGCTTTACTCAACTGACAAAGGCGACTGTACTTGTAACCAAGAACAACGAGTACCTGCATTGCTTTAAGATAGGAGATTGACTGATGAGAAAACTAGATAGCATATTCGTGCATTGCACAGCGACACGCGCAGAGTGGTGGGCTGGCCGTCGGTCCAGCGAGAAAGCTGCGGAGTGCAAGCGTTGGCATTTGGATCGTGGCTGGTCCGACGTGGGCTATAATTATTTCGTGGACCGTGATGGAACAATTACAGAGGGTCGCCCGATTGAGGTGACGCCAGCCGCGCAGAAGGGCCACAACACAGGCTCTGTGGCGATTGCGCTATGGGGCGGACACGGCGGCGATCAAGACGACAAGTTTGAGGAAAACTTCACGCCAGAGCAGGATCGTGCGCTGCGTAAGCTAATTGCCCAACTGCGCATGGAATACCCATCAATCACAAAGGTGCGTGGACATAACGAGGTTTCGGCCAAGCAATGCCCATGCTTTCAAGTGACATCATGGCTAAACAGCGCAGAAACCGAAAAGAAGCCAGAGCGGAAGCGGATTGCTCAAACCAAGACAATCCAAGCTTCTTCTGTTGCAAAGATGGCATCTGTTGCCACACCCCTTGTTGGTGTTGTAGGTGGTCTGCCTTGGCAGAACCTAGCCATAATGGCAGTGCTGGCAGTGGTGGCGATGGTGGCGTTGGGCGTGATTGATTTGGAGCGTCTCAGCAAATGGAATAAGGGCGACAGATAATGTTTTTGCTGGGTAAACTAAAGCTGTATGCAGCGTTGATCGGCGCTGCGGCATTGGCCATTGTAACCGTGTACTACAGGGGCCGTGCCGATGGCCGCGATGAGTTAGAATACGAAATCAAGGATGATCGCCTTGAGAAAATATTGACAGCGAAAGAGGTCGAAGATGAATTGCAAAATGCTAGTGATGCTGACATTGCTGCCCGTGCTAGTCGCTGGGTGCGGAGTGACAGTGACGGGTGACACTTACTGCGATATTTCGCGTGTCATTACGTTTAAAGATCAGTCGGTGGTGGACTGGACTGACGCGGATTTGCTGCGCCAGATTGTGCGGCACAATGAGACCCGCGAAAAGTTGTGTAAATAATTAGCTGATATGGCTAAATTAGCTAAACTGAGTGCAACAGGCGTTGGTCGTGCTGGCGAGTTTCTTGCAGCCTCAAGGTTTCAAATGGCTGGGTTGGAGACGGCCCACGTCAATGGTTCGTGCGACCTACATGTGACGCTGCCGTCCAAGCGTGTGCTGCGCGTTGAGGTAAAGTCGTCCATTGTGCCAACACTTTCTGGGTCATTCAAATTTAGCCGTGGCGGCTCAGATGCGGAGATTTTCGTATTCGTCTGTATGCCGCTGTCACTGATACGGATATTCTCCGATTACCAGTTAAAGGGACACCAGACGACGACGCTTCGGCCCGCAGAATTTACTGAGCAGGCCGAGGCGGATGATATTGCGGGTTTATTCCACCGTTGATATTTCGCCCGCCAACGCGGCGTAGCCAGCCAAATCAATGTAATTGTCTTCGTGCTGTGCGTTGCCGGCAATGCGAGCTATCTTAAACAGCGACATCATTATTGCGACATCGCTGGCTTCAAGTGGGCTTTCTGGGATGCTGCGATTTGACAGCCACCACGACCAAGCATCGGCTATGGTTTGGAAGCTATCCTCGGCATCGCCGTGGGTCGCTGCGCGGTCCACTGTGATGCAGTTCTCTGCGGTTTGAAGTATCTCGTCTCTGTTCATTTACTGGCTCCTACTGCTGTTGCTTCTTCATAGGCATCAAGAACAAGCTCTGCAATATATTCAGCAGCAGTCAAGCACGCGCAATTCTCGGCCTCATCAAATAGCCACTGCGTTTGCTGAACGTCAAGCGCGTCGATCACTTGGCCGATGTAGCCACTCGTAATGCTTGCAGCGTTAATCACTGTCGCCTTTGTCTTTGGTCTGTGGCGGCAATGACCGCTAGCTTTCCCGCGCGTGATAGCACCAGCCACAATATTGGGAGTGGTCCCAACTATCTTGGCGATTGCAGGGTTCGATAGCGATGGATGTTCGTTGTATATCGACCAAATTTCCTTGGTGCGATTGCTGTACGGGTGACGCCGACCATCTGTCATTGCTTTTCCTCCCGCAGCTCGTTGAACTTTTTTGTGATTTCTTTTTTATCCAGCATCAGCGTGTCCACGCGATTGCGCAGGCGCGTCACGTCATCGCGCTGGCGTGCGACCTTAGACTGCAAAACGCTAATCAGCGTCCGGGCTTCGTTGAGATTATTCTCTAGCATTAGTATGCGGCGATCAGACATTAGCGGTTCCCCTCCCATTTAATACGCGCCACCATAAGGTCGCGACGCACCGTAGCCTCCGACACGCCCAGCTCTTCTGCTGCTGCGGCGCGTGTAATTCCCGTTGGTGCCATTTCCTCAAGTCTGTCACGTCGGGCAGAGATTTCGCCCTGATACGGTGACACCTTAATCTCACTGGCACGCAACCGCACACCCAAGAGCTGACAATCACCCCGAATAGTCGTCTGAACTACGCGCTCCAACTGAGCAACCTGCGGCACAGTCATTATGCCCTCTTCTGCGTAAAGCCTGACACGCTCACGACGCTCCTTTGCAAGCTGCGCACGTTTGGCTTGAGCGAACGCCGTTGCCTGCTTCCATTTAGATGGATTTGGTATCAACGGATCATTCAAAGCCTCGCGCAACATAGCTATACCAAGCCTTTCCTCTTCTTTCTCCGCCTTTGTCACCGCTTTAGGGACCGCTCTAGCATCTGCAACAGTGCTTTCTGTTCTTCCAGTTGCTGCTTCAGGTTTGGCCTGTCCTTGGATACACTCTGCTTCACCATGATCTCGTTGATCCGCAGCAGGCGCTGGGTGATTATTGTTGTTTCTGACACTTTTAAATTCTCCAATTATATTGACCATCATTCGTCCTCCTCAGCTTCACCAGTGCCACCGCACCAGTCACACTCTTCAACTCGCGTTTCGATTTCGCCGACATCTCGGCCACTGCAATGCGGCATGTAATAATCAACCTCACACTCACCAGTGCCTCCGCACTCTTCGCATTCAATCATTGTGTAGCCTCCCTATATTTGCCGTTTGTATCTGTGAACCAAATGAAGCCATCGTTAAGTACAGCATGGCCAGACCCAATTAGGGCGTCCATAGCTTGCTTATACACTGACCTTGGGTTGGACGATGACGACACTTTGCCAGCAAAGTGATCTTTCACCGTTTCCTCTTGGATCATCCAGTGAGTGCGGGGTTCGGGAAATCCTGCGCCAGCAGGGTTTGGCCGACCTATGCCTTCGCCACGCAATTGCGTAAACACTTGGCGTATGAGGACTTGGTTCTTGCCCTTGATGCGTGGCCGGTTGGCTTCCTCAATCTCGCTCTCGGACGCTTGCTTGACGGTACATGTGGTCACAGCATCGCCGTCCTCGTCTCTGCCTAGCTCAACTACATCAAGCTTGAATGAGAATGTCGCGCCTGTCTCCATATCACGTTGCTTGGTTGCTTTTGCCGAGCGCATCCCGCTTTCCTCATTGTAGTCCAGCTCAATCTCGGTGTCAGTAGCAGCACGAAGTGAGCTGTGACCACGCGCACCTGCGGCCTTATCCTTGCCTGAGTGGTGGACGATGGCGACGTGTGCGCCTGTCATTTCACGCATCTTATCACAGTTGCCAATGAAGCGTGTCATATCCTCTGGCGAGTTTTCATTGCCACCAGCCATAGACCGGCTGAGTGTATCCACAACAATGAGCTTAACTTGACCGTGGCGGCGCGATACCTCACGGCAAAGCTTTTCCAACACGTTCATATCAACTTCACCATCAAGCAAGTTGACAGGTGCAGGTCGCACGGCAAGCTTCACATCCTTATGGTCTGGATATTGCTTGCTGAGTGCAACAACACGATTGTGAAAAGCCATGCCGCCTTCAGTAGCGAGGTACAAAACAGAGCCGCCAATAACCTTGTGGCCGTTCCATGTCTCACCGCATGATACATGCCAAGACATATCTAGCGCAAAGAATGACTTGCCGACGTTAGACGGGCCATAGATCACTGACATCTGGCCTTCGCCAAGCCAGCCTTTCACAAGGTAGTTGCGGCCAAGCTGCGGGATGGCTTCGTTTGGGAGAAACACTTGATCCATTACGCTCTGCACAGTCAGCGCCTTGCGTGTGGCCTCCGGGCCTTGGGCAACCCAAAGGTCGGAGTAATCCCAGCCCTCTTGGTCTGGCAAGATATACTCGACACCAAGCTCAGAGAAAGCACGTTCACACTCCTTGCGGCCAGCATCATCATTGTCGCCAGCAATAACCAGCTCCGCATAGGGTTTAGCCTTCTGGAGTGCCTCGACTACCGGAACTATGTTGCCCGCGTTCAGTGCAAACACACAGGGCTTCCCAGTGGCCTCATAAATGCTGGCGGCAGTAGCCCAACCCTC